CGGGCCGAGGCCGCAGCCGAGAGCGCACGCATCGCCTCCATCCGCAAGCTCTGCGGCGGGCAGCATGCCGATCTCGAGGCGCAGGCCATTCGCGACGGCTGGGATGGCACACGCTGCGAGCTCGAACTTCTGCGCGCCAACCGCCCGAAAGCTCCGGTCGTCATCACCTCTCAGGAAAACGGCCTCACGCCGACGGTACTGGAAGCCGCCTGCGCGCTGACCTCGAAACTTGGGGAACCCGCGAAACAGTACGACGAAAAGACGCTGGAGGCGGCCACAAAGCGCTTCCGTGGCGGCATCGGACTCCAGGAATTGCTTCTGGAAGCCGCGTGGGCCAATGGCTACACGGGCCGGAACTTCCGCGACAGCCGCGAGGTCCTGCGCTGCGCGTTTGGCCGCAACATTCAGGCTGGTTTCTCGAGCATCGACATCGGCGGCATTCTCTCGAACGTCGCCAACAAGTTCCTGCTGGACGGGTTCTTCTCGGTCGAGCGCACCTGGCGGAACATCTGCGCTGTCCGCAATGTCTCAGACTTCAAGACCGTCACCAGCTACCGGCTGATCGGCAAGGATCAGTACGAGCAGGTCTCGCCGGGCGGCGAACTCAAGCACGGCAGCCTGGGAGAGGAGAAGTACACCAATAAGGCTGACACCTACGGTCTGATCCTCGCCATCGACCGCCGCGACATCATCAACGACGATCTCGGCGCGATCACCCAGGTGCCGCGCAAACTGGGGCGCGGCAGCGGGCTGAAGATCAACGATGTCTTCTGGACGATCTTCCTCGCCAACGACGCCTTTTTCACGGCCGGCAACTCGAACCTGCTCACCGGCGCTGACACCGCCCTGAGCATCGACGGCCTCACCAAGGCCGAAGTCGCTTTCATGGAGCAAGTGGACTCGGACGGCAAGCCCATCGGCATCATGCCCGTGGTCGTACTGGTCCCGCCCTCTCTGAGCGCCGTCGGCACGCAGCTCTTCAAGTCGCTGGAACTGCGCGATAGTTCGTCGGGCGTGAAGTACCCGATAGCCAATCCGCACCAGGGCAAGTTCCGCGTCGAAGTCAGCCGCTATCTGGCGAACTCGAAGTTCCAGGGCAGTTCGAGCAAGGGCTGGTACTTGCTGGCCGACGCCAACGATCTGCCCGTGATCGAAGTGGCGTTCCTGAACGGCCAGGAGTCGCCGGTGATCGAGACAGCCGACGCCGACTTCAACGTGCTCGGTATCCAGATGAGAGGATTTCACGATTTCGGCGTCGCGCTGCAGGACCCGCGCGGCGGCATCAAGTGCCGTGGAGAAGCGTAATGGTCGCGCCCGGAGATCCGCCGCCTCCACCGCCGCCAACACCTTCGGGAGGAAACATGCTCGCTACTTACGTTCAAGAGGGAAACCAGATCGACTTCGTTCCGGACGACGACGTAGCCGCCGGCGACGTGCTCGTGCTCGGCGATCTCGTCGGCATCGCCTGGCGCGAGATCAAGGCCGGTGAACTCGGCTCGCTGATTGTCGGCGAGGCAGTTTTCGATTTGCCCAAGACCGCAGGCGCGGGCACTGCGATTCCGGTTGGCTCCCGCGTCTTCTGGGACGAAGCCGACGAGGTCGCAAAGACCGATGACGAGACCGGCGCGAACAAGTATCTCGGCAAGACCGTGAAAGCGGCCGGAGACGACGACACGGCCGTGCGCGTGCGCCTGTCGCAGTGAGGACCTCGCATGGACGACCTGCTGCGGGAGGCTTCCGACTGGCTTGAAGAGATGCGAACGCGGTTTCTGGCAAGAACAGTCACCTACGTTCGCGGCGGGCAGTCGGTCGATCTGCCTGCGTCGGTGGGGAAGACGGTCTTTCGCATCGACAAGGGTTACGGCGTCAGCGAACGAACCGAGTCGCGCGATTTCCTGGTGCTCACGTGCGACTTGGTGTTGGGTGGCGCGCAGGTTCTGCCGCAGCGCGGCGACCGGGTGCGGGAGGTCCAGGGACCGCAAGTGTTCGTTTACGAAGTCATGGCCCCGGGCAACGAGCCGCACTACCGCTACTCGGATGCCTATCGCAAGACACTGCGGATTCACACGAAGTTAGTCGGAACGGAGGCGCTCCCGTGATCGAGACCGCGACAAAGGCCGGAATGGGCGTGCTCCTTCTGGCGACCGTTCCTATCGACGGCGACATGACCATGTGGGCGCAGTGGGGCCTGGCTGGCTTGGTGGTCGGCTACACGCTCTGGCGCGATTGGCAGCGCGAGCGGCGCATGAGCGAGGCGCTTGAAAAACATCAGACCTGGGTTCAGCAGACGCTGATTATCGCGCTCGACCGCAACAGCCGCGCGCTGGAACGGATCGGCTCGCGGCCATGTGCGAGGGAGTAGCCGCATGCCGGCCACGATCATACGTCTCGCAGACGCCGTTGTGGAGCAGCTCAACACCGCCACGTTGAGCTATCCCGTGGAAGCCAAGCGCTACTACCAGCCGCTCTTCGAGTTGCCAGAGATGGAGACCTTGCACGTCAGCGTGGCGCCCACGGGGCTGACCAGCACGCGGGTCTCGCGCAGCAGCCACACGCACGACTACCAAATCGACGTGGCCGTGCAAAAGAAGTTCACGGACGGCGATGCACCGGAACTCGATCCACTGATGCAGTTGGTCGAAGAGATCGCCGCGCTTTTCCGCACTCAGCCGTTGGCGAGTTTCACCGAGGCGGTGTGCCTCAAGGTCGAGAACGTGCCCGTGTATGCGCCGGAGCACATGGAGAACCTGCGCCAGTTCACCAGCGTGCTGACGCTGACGTATCGGGTCGCGGAGTGAACATGAACAACGTGGTCATGCGCAAAATCGTCCTGACCGATCAGTTCCAGCCGCTCACGGCGAAGGAATCAGAAGTGCTGACAGTGGAGATTTCCGCGCCGCCGACGAATACCGGGCCGGCGATTTTCCGAGGCGAGGACGGCTCGGAGGTCCCGTGGAATCAAGGCGAATTTCACAGCTTCAAGAGCATCGACCTGGCGGACGTGTGGGTTAAGGGCACTCCCGGCGACATCGTGACGATTGTGGGGGGTGCTTGGTAATGGGTTACCTCGCCTCGTCCCCAAAGCCAACCGGCAATGCGCTCATCAACGGCGGCTTCGAATTCTTCGAGCGCACGGGGCCGAACGCCGCGGCCCGCAATGACGACGCTTACGGCCCCGACCGCTGGTACGTCCTCACCCAGACCGCCGCCGTCAACATCGAACGCCTGGCCGACACCGCTGTCGCCGCGCGCTATCAGGCGCGGCTCAAACAATCTCAGGCCGCCGCGCAGCGCATAGGACTGGCGCAGATCATCGAAGCGAGCAACTGCGCGCCCTTCCGCAACCGCCCCGTCCGCTTCCAGGCGCGCGTGCGCTGCTCCAGCTCGCAGCCCATTCGCTGCGCCATCGTCGCCCACACCGGCGCAGCCGATTCTGTCGTCAGCGACATCGTTAGCGACTGGACGTCCAGCGACTATGGCGATGGCGCGGGCAAGTTCTTCGTCGATGCCAACCTCAAGCCGATCGCGAGCGCGGCGGTCACGCCAGCGGCCAACGTGTGGACCGACCTGGCGGTCACCGGAACGCTCGATGCTGCCGGCAACAACTTGATCGTCTTCATCTGGACTGAAGGCCCTGCCGCGCAGAACGTCACGCTGGACATCGCCGAAGCGGGCTTCCACGACGGTGCTGCGAAGCGCGACTGGCTGCCGCGTTCCAGCGCCGAGGAATTCGAGCTGTGCCTGTGGTACTACGAGAAGAGCTTCGCGCGCGATGTTGCGCCGGCGCAGGGCCTGGTCACCAACGCGCGCTGGATGGGCGCCGCCGTCGGCGCCGGCTACTTAATCGTCTCGCATCCGATTCACCCCAAGCGCACCACGCCGGCCGTGACGTGCTATCGCTCCTCCCAAGGCACGACCGACGGCCAAATTGCTTGGTTCGATGCTGTCTCCAACTGGGTCACCAGCACTGACGCATCGGCCTACTACCAAAGCAACGATTTGCGCTGGAATGTCACTTCCACCAGCCTGACCCCCGGCCACGCCTACCAGTGCTCCTGGCACTGGACCGCGGACTCGGAATTGTAGAGGTGGGACTGCAGACGATGTTTCTGAGAGTGAAGATCAAAGACGAGACGAGGAAAGCGCGCCAGAAGATCATCGACGGCTCGGTCAAGAGTCTTGGCAAGGCCGGCGCGTACATCCGAGGTATCGCCAAGAAGAGCATCAAGACTTCGCAGCGCATTTCCGAGCCGGGCCGGCCGCCGCACACACGCCAAGGCCGCTTGAAACACTCGATCTATTTCGCTGTCGAGAAGCAGACGCCCGGCGTCGTCATCGGCCCGGTAGCCAGCGCAGTCGGCAAGATCGCGCACACACACGAATTCGGCGGCACGGAACCGCCCAAACTGCCGCCGGCGTTGCGGGAAAACAATTGGGAACTGCGCCTCGGCGGCCACGGACCCTTACGCGTCGTCGGAGACACGGTCTATGTCGGCAGACTCAACACGCCGGCACAGGTGGAACACGCAAAGAAACTCGCGCCGGAAGCAATCGACGCCTCCTACGTCCGCTACCTTGATGCGCTGATGGCGCATTGGACCACCGGCCGCTCGAAAGTCCGCAAGTACCCCGCGCGCCCCTTCATGGGGCCAGCACTGGAGGTTTCCAAGGAACGGTTGCCCAAGTTCTGGGCCAATTCAGTCAAGGGAGGATGATCATGGGCGCCAAACTGGGCCTCAAATGCAAGCTGTACCGGCAGACCACCGGGACGCGCGCCGCTTGGCCGGCAACCGGAGCCGCTCCGAATCTCGAAGAGGTGACCAACGTCAGAGACCTGACGCTCAATCTCGAAAAGGGCGAGGCCGATGCGACCACGCGGAACAACAACGGCTGGGAAGCCGTGCTTGCGACGCTGAAAAAAGGCTCCGTCGAATTCGAGATGATTTGTGA